GTCCATACTCCACATAGGAAGCATATTCAACCGGGTTCACTATCTCAATAACAAGGGTGTTTCCGTAATGGTGGATTGTAAGGGAATCAGCGTATGCTTTCGCACTTGCTTTTTTCCCGCTTTCCGCTTCTTCATGGGTTTTGGAAGTCCAGCCCCGGCGAAGTGTACCGCCTTTTTTACCTGAACTTGCGGGGTATTGCCCCACGGGTGTACGCTTGATAACTTTTGCCAATAGGCGGGCGGCAAGTTCTTTTGCACAAGCATCAATAAAGGCTTCAACATTGCCTTGCTGAATTTTGTTCAACTGCTTTTGCAGCTTCTTCATTCCAGCCACCGAAAACCCGCCCATATTCGCCATTAAGCCCACCCCTTGAACAGTTCAAGCATATATTCACTATGGGAAAAGTAAACGGCGGGTTCACCACTTGCGGAATATTCGGTTATCGTGCCGTTCTGTTCCACAATGATTTTTGATCCGGGTTTGATTTTGATTTCCGGTGCTATGAATAGCTTTGTGCCTTGTGTTAGCTTTGCCGCCGTGTCAGTCTGAACAACGGCGTTCAGTTTTTCAAAGGATAGCTTGCAAGGCTGATTTTCGACAACGGGAACTTCTTCATTCTTCCGGGTGATTTTGGTTTTTTCATCCCTCACATCCCGGCGTTCAAGAATGGTGCAAACACCTGAATAGGTGCTTTCAATCGCTTTCCTTGCCGCTTTCTGTGCGGCGGTCAGTCCATTCACCATCTGATTTTTCGATAACAGGAAAATTGATCCCTGCCATAAGTCAGAAGATAGTTCAAAAAAGAGTTCAACCGCTGTTCAGGGGTTGAACTTCCTTCCCCGGTTGCAAATACGGTGTTGGTGTCGCCCGTTTGTATCTGCTTTACCGCCATATCTAAATCAAGCCCTGCAATGCTATCCGGCGAAAAGGTTTTCTTTGCCGTCAAGAATTCACCTACCGCCATATCAACAGCGATATTCACCAAGCCATCAGGTATAGAAGGCGTGTTGCAATCGTTCTTTATGGTGTTTTCTACCTTCTGAATTGAAAAGGTAAGGGCAAATTCATCCCCTTCCTGCAACTCATACCCAAACGATTTTAACCGTTCCTTTACCATTTCCAGCATTGGGATCACCGCCTTTACTCTTTGGCTTCCGCTTCCTGAATCGTTTTCAGAATATCAGCCTTGTTTGCAGCATCGCCCAAATCAATATTGTGTTCCGCTGCATAGGCTTTCAGTTCGTCAACCTTCATTTTGTCAAGGGATTTTGCATCCGCTTCACCCTCAACTTTGTACCCCTTACCCTTCAAACTGAAAGCAAGTTCTTCATTATCGGTTTCAAATACCCCCTTCACAAATTTGCAAAGGGGGCGATTGTTGGAAGCATCCCAAAGAATATTAGGGGTTTTCGGTTTCTTTGTTACTCTGAACATATAATCACCTTACCCTTTCTTTACACCGTAGCCGCCGTTTTCAGCCCGGTAATAGCACCGTGAAGGAAAGCCGGACCGTGTGCAAGTCCGATCTGCCCGTAAATCTGCACCTTATCAGAAGCACCCGTTTTTGCCAAATCCTCCTGAAACAGTACGCCCTTGCCGGGAACTGCCTGAAATACCGGGGCGATATGTGCCATATCCGCAATCAGAAGGGAATCATTCGGCATGAAGCGATCCCAAACCACACCCATCTTGAAGAAGTCGGTTTCAATCTCCGTGATATTCATACCGCCTACATTCTGCGTGGTCTGCATATTCGCCTTGAACTGATCGGCGTAAAGATTGGTAATCATCTGTTTCTGATATGCACCGCAAAACAGAACCATCTTACCGAAATACGCACCGTTATCAGCCATTTCACGGAAAAGCTGATCCAGCAAAGCCTTGTTCAAGTCAGCACCCGCCGCCGCAATGGAAGTTCCGGTGTCGGAAGTGCAAAGTTCCAGCATACCACGGGTTTTATTTGCGACATTCGCCGCCGTGGAAATCTGATAAGTGCCACGGATGAAGGAAAATTCCACATCACGGGCAATCTTAATCAGCTTCTGCTGAATCTGCCAAGCCTTTTCATCTGCCGGGTTCGGGTTCTGCCCCGCCGTATTCAGCCCGGACATTCTGCCGGAATTGCTCTGCTTTGCGTAGGTCAGATCAATCACTTCCTGATGAATCTGAACAACATTCTTTTCCTGCTGCCGTGCAATGTGGCTTGCTGCCGGGGCGGTTGCGGAAGCACTTTCGGAAATCTCCGGCTGTGCCGCTTCCGGGAAATCATAAAGAACGGCGGTAGGGAATTCAAAATTATCTGTCTGTCTGCCACCCGTAAGCCCGCCAATCATGGAAAGAAACGGGGTTTGGGTGGGATCGGCTGTAAAGAGTTCACCCGCATAGTTGGGTAAATTCCAAGTCGTACCAATACCTGTTACCTGTGGCATATTTTTCACCTTATTTAACCTTTCGTTTTAATTTTTACATCAGGACAACGCCATCAGCGGCGGCTTCCTGTTTGATTTTGATAACCTCTAATTGGTTATTGTTTTTGCGGGCATCCGCAAGGCGGGCTTCATATCCCGCTGCTGTGGAATTGGGAACTGTGGAAGAAGCCCCCGGCTGAAATCCCGTGAACTGCTGCTGTGTCTGCTGCTGCTGCACATCAAACATATAGGCATCGGATTTCTTCAAGGCTTCAATCTGTTCATCAAAGCCCGAAAGTTTCCCATCCTCGCCCAATTTTACCTTTGACATATCCAGCATAGCCTTGACTGCCTTTCCGTTTCTTGCCTTTGCACCGGAAAGAGCGATTTCAACGGCGTTATCCAGCTTCAACTTTGCAAGTTCTTCATCATGGGCTTTCTGCTGATCGGCGTTCTGTTTCTGCAAATCGGAAATCTGCTGCTGCAAGGCGGCATTATCGCCGCTGGATTTCTTCAAATCTTCAAGCTGCTTATCTCTATCAGAAACAGATTTCTTCAAGGTTTTGTTTTCCTCGTTGATCTCGTTGAACCTTGCCTTTGTGACAAAGTTCCCATCAAGGGAATCCATAACCTTCTTTGCCTGTTCCTCTGTCAATCCCATTGCAATCAAATCTTCTTTGTTCATTGTGTTTACCTACCTTTCAAATTTTCCGTTTTTTACCGTGGGTTACGAACCACGAAATTTGACCTTGTTCTTTACCGTCTGCAACGCTTAAAAGACGATAGCACTATTTAACCCATAGCTGGAAGATAGAATTGGATCACCGTTCCTTTCTAACTGCCATTACCGATTTTCACCACAAATTCACCCCTTTTCTGAAAAAAAAAAAAATCGCCTTTATATAATCGTCATATAGCCACGCTTCAAAGGGCTTTGATGTATTTACACCTTGAAAAATAGCATGAAAAAAGCACCCTTGAAAAGTTAATTTCAAAAGTGCTTATTTCCGCTTTTCCTTTTCGTAATAATCGCATTGTTCCGAACCGTCTATAACCGCAAGCGGTTTGAACTTTGGATAAGGGTACATCCGGCAACTGCTTTTTGTGTAATGACTGGAATATACCGTTCCATCATCCCGAAAAATGCAATCTTTACACTGTTCACATTTTGGTTTTTGGGTGTTGTCCGAAAGAACTTCATCCGCATATCGTTCTTCAAATGTTTTCTTTTCAGCCATTCAGCCACCTTCTTTCTACCGTTGCGGTTTCTGCCCGATAACTTCAAGATCAATGTAAATTGTTCCGGGTGTCTTTTTTACCTTTGTAACACGGAAGGTTGTTCCCTGCTGCAAAATGATTTCTGATTCTTGCCCGAATGAACTTTGCGGCTTTAGCCCATCCCACGATTTACCCGAACCATTACCAAAAGCGGAAAACGGTTCAACATACATCATTTGAGTACCGGAAGGGGCGTATATGTTCAGGATAATATCACCGCTGAACCCTTTGCCCTTTGCCACACCACACGAACAAAAGCCGTATTCCGTGGGGGTAGTACCCAAAAGCAAGGCTTCCAATTCGGCTTGTGAAGCGTGTTGCAGCTTATCCATTGGAACATTGAAAAATTTATCCATGCCCTTGAACCTACAACCACGCTGCAACCAAAAATCTTCCTGATAAACCGATTTTTCGATTATATCAGTCATAGCGTTAATTTCTTTCCGCATTGCTCCGGGTTGCCAACCGGAATAACTAACCCCGATCTGATCCAAGTCCACATTGCCAACACCTAAAAACTTTTCGCTGCCGTATTCAATGCCCCGCAACGGTTCATTAAATTTGTGGTAACTTTGGGTATAGTCATATATTGCATTTTTCTGAATGGGTGGGGAAGAACGCCACACTTCACCGCACCTATCACGCAATAGGGCATCCGCTTCTTTCGTGCTTTTCGCCCACATAGCGGCATCTTTGCGGGCTTGCGAATAAGCATCGTCAACCGCTTCTATTATACCACTATTTTCAACTTTTTTCAAATCGGCTTGAACTTTTGAAATTTCCTGTTCAATCTTCTTCAACTGCTGCTGAATATCGTGGTAACTCTTGCCTTCTGTATCAAGTTCTTCAAGCTGCTTGTAAAGGTCTTGATACTTCTTCATCAAGTCAGGATCGGTTTCAGTAATGAACTTGCCTTCATAGTATTGCTTCTTTCCGGCAATGTTCAGGCTTTCCCAATCGGCGGTTGTTACATCCTTATTGTACCAAATCCCGGAATAGGTTTTGATCTCGAAATCGTCAAGCTGCTGCTGAATAGCGGCTTTTTGGGCTTCAAGTTCAAGCTATTGCTTTGCAAGGGCTTTCTTCTGTTCGGCTTTCAGCTTTTCATTCAATTTTTCTTGCCATTCCGCTTTTTGGGCTTCTATGGTTTCCATCTGTGAATGAAGGTCTTTCAGCTTTGTTAAATCCTCACCGTCAGAAAGCCCTTCAAGCGATCCAAAATCCTTGATTGCTTCATCATACGACCAACCACCGGAAACGGCTTTGAACTGCAAATCCAAATCTTCAAGCTGAACATCTGCATCTGCAATTTTGGCTTGCAGCTTCTTCTTTGTCAGATATTCCTTCTTTGGCGGCGGGGTGGATTCAGGCTCTTTGTGGTGTGAATAGTGAAGTGCTGAACCATCATCTACCACATCAAAGCCGGATTTATCACCGCCATCAACAAAGGTTTGTTTCCAATCTTGATATTTCATATCATCCGGGACATAATAGGTTTTACCCGTTTCTTCATCCCTTGCCGCCCGTTCCCCAATATCCCCGAAATTTTCATCAAAATAGGGAACTGTGGTTGAACGGCAATATACATGAAAGGGCGGGGCTGTTACACCCGGTTCAAAATCCTTCATAGGAAAATGCTGCCCGTCAAGGCTTCTGCATATATCGGAAGTGTGGGAATCCAGCGTTGCCACAATTTCATATTGTTCAACATCAAGATCATTGAAGCAATCCCTTTGTGCTGCTGAACTGAAATAGGCTTCTTCTGTCATAATCAGCCGCCCGGCGTTTTGCTTTGAAGTGTTCATCTTCTTTGCAAGTGAATCAATCGCCTTTTGCGGATCAGCCCCAAGCATGATATTTTGCGTAAGTTCCCCATGAAGTTCCGAAATCAGCTTTTCCTTATTCGTCCAAATCCTTTCAGAAAAGTTTTTTCCATCAACCGCCCACGGTTTGGAAAGCACCTTTTCAATCTGCGATTGATCCAGCCCTGCAATATCCCAACCGATATTGAACCCCTTTTGAAGTTCATAGGCGGTATGATAATAACCACTTTCAAAAATATCACCCATTGCCCCGGTTACTGTTCCCATCTGTTTTGAAAACATAACTTCAAGGCTTTGCTGTGTTTGAATTTTCAGGGCTTCCAGCTTTGAAATATGGTACTTTGCAGAAGCATTTTCCAATTCCTTCATCCAGCCGCCCATTAAAGCGTTATCCTGCCCGTATTTGATATAGTCTTGAACATCCCATTGAAATTCTTTCAGGGCTGCACCTTTCAGATATTGGCGGGCTTGTGCAAGGGTGATTCCGTTGTTATCGGCAAACCGCTGATACCACCGGGCAATTTGCCCTTCAATCTGCTTTTGGGCTTCCTTGTACTGCTTTTCAATTTCAGCAAAGGCGGCTGCACCCTGCCCGTTTTGGGCTTGTTCAAGCTGTTCAAACCGTAGCTTCCAATATTCGCTATTCTTCAACCACTCCACCGCCTTTCACAAAGCGGGGAACAATCAGGCGGTAAAAGCTGCACACGGTTCTATTATTCATTGTTACATTGAACTTTTTGAACCGCACCAACATCAGCCACGCAAAGGAAGCGAAAAGCCGCCCTAAAATGGGGTTCTTATACTCCACTTCAAGGGTAACGGGTAAAACATCAATCTTTCTGATTTTCGCCATTCGGATCACCTTCCTTTTTCGGCGGCTGCTGGTTGCCTTGCGGGGCAAACGGGTTGTAACCCTGTTGCTGCATTTCCTCTTGTTCTTTTTGCCGCTGCTTTTCCAACCGTTCAAGTTCCTGTTGCGGATCATCAATCCACGGGTGCATACCAATGATAGTTTCATCGGAAAGAATACCCACGGATTTTGAACAGTTGTCAATAGCTTCACTTTCGTTAATGAGAATATCCCGGTTGAAGATAACCGTTACTTCCTCATTCTCAAAGTTACCCTTGCCCGTGTTCGCAAGGTGGGCATTGACAAACCAAAGGATTTCTTCAAAGGCGGCTTGAAATTCGGTTTCCATATCGTTAGCATCCAAATCAATGTCAGAATACATTGATTGAATGTTCATCTGATTAGGATTGCCGGAAAGCCTATCATCTTTGGCATCATAGCCCATAGCATTTTCAATCAGGGCTTTCTTGAAGATTTCCAAAATAGCCTTGTAGTTTTCCGCATTTACGGTGATTTCAAGGGTTTCAACCCCGC